CAGTATCAGAAGTATGGTTATCCACTTCATAATCTATACATTCTTTGTAATCCTATATAAACCTTTGTGAATCGTATACATCCATACAGAACACAAAGATATATATAGTAGTTCGTAACATGTATAGAACTATGGCAGATCAAATAGACCCACTGTTGACATATTCATGTTCTATTTCCCCACAGGACTATGATAAGGCTGGGAACCCAAAAACATTTAGTATCCATGCCGGAGACGCTGGTGGATTCGCATCCAATGTGCTCAAACACATGCCAGTCAGCAAAATCGCCGGGAAATACCTAATGGTCTTCGATCCGGATAAAAAAATACTGACAGTCAAATTTCCTGAGTAATGATCATGAAACTGAAAATAGCAGCAATAGGACTAATATTGGTTGCAGCATGTCTAAGCGGATGTGTCAACAAAGATCAATTGACAACCGACACCTACCGATGCGCAGTCGATGATGGGATACTGTACCTATCAAGCAACCAGAACTATGAAATGCTCATCGATGATGTGCATGGTGGTGGCGGCACATACGGCGAGTACATCACACGAGATAACCTGATACTCCTTAAAAGAGAGTTCCCGGGCGACATCGTACAGCTCGCAATCGACGGTCGCGACCTCATTGATCCGGATGGGGATCGATGGGTTCGCGACTGACTTCTTTTTTTCTCTGCTCACAGGTTGTACTCTATATCCTCATACACGACTTCTTCTATTTCTTCTTCTATCTCTTCGATTGCGTCTGCAAGTTTGTTCATCGCATTGCCTCGGTGGCCATTCTCGCTCACCCTGTGCGCCTTGCCAGTTCCAACATCGATGATACACCCTTCCTTAAGCTTGTGCCTCATGACGGTCTTCTTAACCGTCTTCTGCACACGCTGCACCTTAAGCTCGCCAGTCTCCTCGTCGAGGATGTACTGATCCTCCATGACCCTGCGCTTAACTGTCACGATCTTCTTTGGTGCGTTTGCGCAGGACAGGTGCATTGGAAGGGTTAGGAGGTCACCGACTTCGTTGTGCCCAATCACATGCAGGATCAGATCATCACCGTCTTGGAACTCCTGCCCACACTTGGGGCAGTGGGTATCAGAGAATATTAGGTCTGATGCGGCAGCCCAAACCAATGCATTTCCTGGCCCGACGGAAGTCAACTGGTATCCGAGTGTCCCGGGCAGCAGACCGTCTATACCTGCCACACCATACATATACAATGTCCCTGTCGATCCAGAAGTCGGGATTTTAAACACGTTGCCAGAAGAAGTTCCTGCATCACATCCATCCACCTTATCAGCATCATAAGAGTCGTCAGATACTCCTGTGCCCCCATTAGCAACTGCGAGGATGCCTGTAATGGATGCTGCTGCCCACGTACCGGTTGTGCATTGCCTCGCCGATGGATGGGAATATGGGGCAGCCCAACGTGGATGATCCCCTGCTCCGTTTGATGTCAATTGATAGCCCGGTGACCCGTTTGTGGTTAAGTAGCTCATCCCAACTGCTGTAAACACTGGCAATCTACCCATCGCCACTGACGGTATCTTATAAACAGTGTTGGTAACAACCCCTGCACTGCATCCATCCACCATGGTCGCATTTACATCGGCGACACTGGAACTGGAGGTTACCCCAGTACCACCCCGCGCAACGGGTACTATGCTCGACTCTACCTCTACGACGCAGTCTATGACCTCACTGTTCGTGATCTCAGTCTCGTTCGCAGCCACATCGACGATGGCAAGTAAGATGTCCCCTGCCGTGATGTCTGGCGGAACTGGTGGGGTTGCGGGGGTTCCAGTGACCACAAGTGGATTCGTGGTTGCAACATCGTAGATCACGAGGTCTTTCCGTGCATGTGCGACATCTGCAGCGGATATCACGAGGTTCACAACCGAGCTTTCTGTGTACGTCGTCCCTCCCACAACTGCCGATCCAGTCGCAACATCAACACTCATATTCGCTCCTGCCCCACGTTCGGACACATCGAGCCCACCGACAACTCCATCTCCTGCCGCAGCAAGAACGATATTATTGATCTGTACGTGCTCCAATACCTGATTATAATCAAGTTCCATTACCATTTTTACACATCCGATAATTCTATTAGAATCTGATATTTCACTTCAAACGTAACATCCTTGTTGATAACCGTGTGCACCACTCGATTCGTAAGCGTGCCACCCGTTGCCGCATTCAACACCCCGACTTCGGTCAATGCATTACCGTTTGCATGTCCGGCGGCGAGGATCGTTTGGAGTCGGACTTTCTTTGCTGCTGGCTTTGTGCGAGTCGTGATCTCGTTTCGGTTTGCACCATCGGGGAATACTTCGGTCTCAAGTGTGGTGTCCCCCGCCGCTGCAGCAGTTGTTCCGGTCCCTATCGCAATGTGCGTCGGGGCTGTTATCGAGTCTCCATACATCCAATCTCGCAGATAATTTAAGAATGCATCAACGATCATGTTATCCTCCTGACCACAGCAATACTTCGGCGGAACGCCGATCCCCCAATTTGTCTACACCCAATTTGCTTGTGCCAACCAGAAACGAGTCGTTCACATCTCGCTTGTAGATGTACACTGTATCTGTCGCCCCGACCTCCTCGTTGATCGCCAAGAATCGCAACACATAGTCTGCCGAAGTACCTATGTCTGACTCGAGCCGTTTGACCCTTGTATTGATCTCGTTTATGAAACTCGCGAGTGGATTTGTCATCTTTCCTCCAAATATAGTTCGTTATAAATAAATATTTCTCCTAGTGTTTGCGTGCTGGTGATTACTTTCATGTTTTTGTTTATTGTTATTCCGGTTTCTGATATTGTCAATTTTACAATGTCTCCTGCAGTTATCGAGTCGCCGTGAATAATTATGCTTGCCACCTTTTTTGGTGTCGGATGCAATAAGCTATTTGCTACGATCTCTGCGTATTGTGCTGCCTCTATCTTTTTGTCTCGATATACCGCAGTATACATCCCATATTTCGCTTGGGATGCGAGATCATTTGACATGATCGCAACCTGCACTGGCGAGTTTGTAACAAAGTCCAACACCGCACCACCATCCACCCCAACATCCACGCCGTCAGAAGTAGATCCCTTCAAGACGATCCAATAAGTATCTCCAGCTGTGAGCGTGACATCTCGCAGAAATCTGAACTCAGAATATCCACCATCGACGATGCTGTCAAACTTGATGATTGCCACGCTGTTCGACAGGTTTTCACCATCTGGCGACCCCGTGCTGTCTTTTTGTATCGAAACCGTTAACAGCGATGCGCTATCGGGCACAACTTCCGTGTATACCTGCAGGCTTGAGAGATAGACTTCGGTGGGTACAAATGACTGATTCTTTGCAACGCTGTCGGTGACAGTCGTTGTTGTTGTTTGGGTATTGCCTGACTGATCTTCGTTTTGTTGGAACCCTCCCACCACTATCGCCCGGTTCACAATCTCGCCCTCATCAGTAATTTCGGGAGATCCGTCGAGATCAGTGTCCGTGATAGTAGCCACGACCGCTGCCGCAGTAGGATCATAGAAATGCAGCTTCTTGTCAATATCCCGGTACCATGCAAAGCCCACCGCGTCTGCGAGATCTTTTATCGCCGATGCCAACGACTTCCAGACATACGTCACGTCATCGAAAGTGTATATCGTGTTATCAATATATGTATCGCTAATATCAACATCTGCGAGAGTCCTATACGTCTTTCCAGTGGTGTAATCGACTGTGTCAAGAATCGCCTTCACGAGTGCGCTTATTTCGATGTCATGAAATCTGCCGGAGAAAAAGATGGAGTTGAGTCGAATCCCGCCGTCCTCTCCGGATACGCTCATGATAGGCTTGATCTGCCCATCGTCGAGGGTTTTCGATACTTCTGTCACAAATCCATCGAGTTTTTTTGTTGTGAGACCCATGCCCGTGTGGATCTCGATAGCACACCCCTTCTCAATGTAGGAGTATTCATCAGCATCGTTGAGAAGCGTAAATTCAAATGTGTCTGTGGCATCAGATAGTTCTATACAGGTCTCAAGTGCCTGCACATTCTCGGTTATGGTGTGGGGGTTTCCTGATAGGTCAGTCACGATGATCGAACAGGAAGGGAGTAATACCGCAGACATAGCTGACCAGTAGCCTTCTGTCCAGTAATCCGCCGGCCAATAGGCAGTCTGGAAATACCCGGCAGACGTCAAACTCATCTATACGTCCCCCACCAGCCAACCTTTTCAGCGATATGGCTCATTTCATTTCTCCACCGACATGTATGGCGGCACAAGTTGTTTATAATCCTCGATGGTAAGCCCACATCGATTTAGGATTGATTTGTACATATCAGCACCGCCGCCACAGTAAGGATCATAATCAAGTTTGTTCGAGTACGCGTTAGAGAAACATGTCCCCATGCAAATATATTTAAATTCGCATGTTTGGCACCGGGTCTGATATTCCACGCTGCGTTTAAAAAAATCGATGCGATTCTCATGATATAATAAATCAATTATATGATCATTATTTATGTTTCCGAGCTTAAAAAATGGTTCGTTGGCATGGTGCGCACACGTCACGACTGTACCATTCCACTCGATATCGAGTGATGACCCCATACACGTATGACAACATTGAGTGATATCCTCCCATCTCTTATTGTTGATGCGATCTATTACGTCTTCGAGTTTATGCCACCTGAATGGCATGGCAGTATCCATCCACATTTCAGCCATTTTTTGCATCGTTCGGTGGAAGTTTTGAGGGGTTACATGGGGTGTCCCTGGGGTGAACCGCATTGGGAGGGCTAATGACGCGTACAGCTTGAAATTGTCTTCAACATACGAACTATAGTGATTAGATATTATAGACGATACAATATTTAATAACCCATAATCTTTGGCCATAGCAATCCCCTCCAGCGTTTGAGAAAAAGAATTCGACCGAGTTGTATTATGGCAGTCAGGAACCCCGTCAAAAGTAATGCCCACTGTATATCCATTCTCTTTGAAAAAGTTACAAAAATCATCCGTCAAAAGCGTTCCGTTGCTTTGGACGAAACATGATTTGTTAATCCCATCAAATATTTCCTCGAAACGTTCGTAATATTCCACTCCCGGGAGTAACGACTCCCCGCCGATGAAATCAATGTGTATCTCGTCGATGTGACAAAAATCCAGCCCTTCTCGAATCGAATGAAATGTTTCATCAGTGGTCACCCGTGGAACGCCTCTTGGCCGCCAGCCATCTTCATAGCAATACGAACACCGAAGATTGCAATCCGGTGTCGGATTTATTATGAGATTAGACAAGTGATCTAATTTTTCGTAACATTTCTTGGTCATGTTTATTCAGCATCCTCTCGAAGTCGTTTACTCCCGTGACTTTATCGATATTATAATTTATCGTTATATTCACATCACTTTTCCGCCCTTCTACGACAGGGGTTCCGTGCACGGGTATTATATACTCGCCAGCATGGACATTCAAACCGGTATCCTGTTGAACAAACCCACCAGTTGCACCGCCACCCCTATGATCACACCCTTTGCTACAAGAGCTCCCTTTGTCGCATGATGAGCCGCCGCCGCTGCCGCCGCTGCCGCTGTCGTAAGTGCCCTTAATCACAAGATCGGGTCCATCCGTTGACAGCGTCCATCCAGCGCCCCCAGTCGGAGTTCCTGAACCCGTGGACGTGGAGTCCGGTCCTCCTCTATGATCACATCCTTTGCTACAAGAGCTCCCGCTTGAACTGCTACCACCGCCACCACTTATGGTAGGGGGTGTCTCAATAGGCGTTTCTGGAATTATTAGTGGTTCGGCACCACATATTCCCATCCACTTGGCGAACCAATCCGGGATATATGCGCAGAAGTCGATGCCTTCGAATGGATTCGGGATTGTCGGCCACGAAAACTCGATCGACTTCATTTCTATGAACCATGTTTTGATGCTTGCGAACACCGTGAACAGTTTGTCAAGGCACATCTCCTTTAGTTTCGCAGTCGCCTTAATAATCGGATCCCACAACCCAAACCCATTCGACGATATCCAATTAGCTATCGCTTTAACCGCCCCCAAAACACTATTGAATCCACCAATCAACAAAGCAATAGCGCCATCGACGATTGTTGTGAATGCTTTTTCCAGATCTTCACCCCATTTCCCGATGAACCCATCTATCAATCCAAACACTGTATCGACATACGTCTTCAATGCATCCCATGCTCCCTCCCAATCGCCCCGGATAAGTGCCATGACCAAACTGATGACGGTCCTGATAGAAGCCATTGCCAGACCGATGTATAGCTTAATAGCGTCCCAAATAAATGACACAGTCTTTAGTATAGCCTCGCCGTGAGCATCCCAGAACGCAGTGACCGCATCTAAGAAATCGCCTATTATCTTGCCGATTGCATCAGTGACCATGAGCGTGGTTGTCTTGATCCCGAGCCAGTCATTGTCCCATGCAACAGCAAGCACTGCCAACGCGGCGATTATTGCAAGGATCGGTGATGTGATCAATGCAACAGCAGCGGCTATGGCGATTGCGAATTTCGTGATTGTCGGATGCTGTGCAAACCAGTCTACCACGTCTGCGATCACGTCTGCAAGCCAGTTCAGAACGTCTGCAACCACGTTTACGATTGATGTCAACGATGCGAATGCGTCTTCGCTATTCCCCATATCGGATATAAGTCCTCCGAATACCTTTCCAAGTGATTCAGCGATGCGCTTTACAGATTTGAACGCTGGCTGCAGTTTTTTAGCGAAATGTTTCACAAGGTCTTTGACACGCGGAATAATATCTTTCAGGAACTTACGCAACTTGAGGAAGGACGGCATGAGTTTTTTCTTAAGTTCTCCGCCAAGTTTCATGACAACGGGGATCATCTTTGTGATCCATTCTGCGAATGATTTGATGTAGGGCGCCAGTGCCTTCCCGAGCGTGATGGACACTCCTTCGAGTGCCGACTTAAGCAACGCGATCGAGCCAGATATAGTGTCGAGTTGCTGCGTTGCCATCGTTTCAGCAGTGTCGCCCGCTTCGCCCAATGCGGCGTCAAGTTCCCTGATTCCACCGGTGTTCCCAACAAGAGCGGTTATGGCTGGAGCCCCACGTAATCCGAATAACTCGAAGGTCTTCGTGGTGTCCAATCCTGCTTCGGTGAGCGTATCGAGGATGTCTGCGAAAGAATGTGTTTCTGGATTTACATCTTCAAGTGTTAGCCCCATTTCGGACAGGACTTCTTTCATTTTTGAGGTCGGACTCAACAGTTTCGCGAATGCCCCCCGAAGAGCGGCTCCTGCGTCCTCGCCTTTGAATCCTGCATTGTACAACTGCCCAAGAATCGCATTGACTTCTTCTATTTCGAGCCCCATCGAGTTCGCTACAGGTCCAACATACTTAAGAGAATATTCAAGTTTCTCAATCGTTGCTTTGCTGGATCCGATTGTCTTTGCGAACACGTCAGCGATCCTACCACTGCTCTCCATACCAAGCCCGAACTGTCCGAGCGTAGAAGTTACGACCTCCGTCGTCTTTGTTAAGTCGTTCTGTGTTGCCGCCGCAAGATCCATGATCGGCTTAAGTTCCGCCTTCGTCATGTTCGCGACATCATACCCCGCAGATGCCAGATCGTAGAATGCGCTTGCCGCTTGGGATGCGGTGAATACCGTAGTCTCTCCAAGTTCCCGGCTCACTGCCTCGATATGCTTCTTCGTCGCCTCGAAGACCCCACCTGTTGCGCCCGTGACTGATGCGGCGTTCGCTATTGCCTTCTCAAAGTCTGTGAATGTGGAGATAGCATTCTTTGCCGCAAGCCCCACAGCAGCGATCCCGGCCACTCCTGCAAGCAGCGTGAACTTCTTCGCAAGTCCGGCGATGCTTTTGCCAAGAGAAGATACTTTACCAGTAATAGTATTGGCAGATTTGTCAAACTGCCTGCTAACCTTCTTGAGTCCGGCCGTAGCTTTGTCCGAAAATTCAACGACTACTTCGAGACGGGCTGCTTCAGTCGTGCGGCTTCATCCTCCTTGATTTTATTGAATCGCTCCAATTTGCGTTCGAGTTCAGACTTCTCCGATGGTGGATCATTCTTTGTCGTCTGCTGCGGTTGAGGTATGATATAATCGATTAGCGTCTTGACCTCACCAAGATCGAGAGTGTCGATGTAGTCAAGACGATAATGATAGTGGTACGCTAATGCTGCCGCTAACTGACCGTGCTGGTCGGGGGCGTAAAATCCATCTCGGAAAGCCCCTTGTTCGCGTTGGTGACAAGTTCAAGAAGTCTGATGAAATCGACCTGCTCAAGATTATCGACCTCTTTCGATGTGACGTTCGGGAACTCGCGTTTGAATGTCTCGAAGATCATCACCGAAATCATGTCCCCGGGGCCAAGTTTCTCCGCCGACAGCATCGCTTTGACACCGCCAAAATTGAGCGGACGCACCTTGAAAGAAATCCCATCGCGGAAGGAGGGGAGGGAGATCTCCCCACTATCAGCGGTCTTTGCTTTCGGGCTCATGAGGATGACCACACAAGTGATATGTCAGTATCCGCATCCTCCACGACGAATGGCAGATCGGTCTGTACCAGGGTCTCTGAATCTCCGATAGGGAACGTGCCACCTGTGAAGAAACAGTTCGTCAGTGTCATCTGGAAGTATTTGCCGTTTGCGTCCTCCACCTTGCCAATGATGTCAAACTTGGTGGTTGTTCCGGGGGTTATTGTCTTTGTGTCCGCTACCCAGTCGATCTTCATCGTGTTCCACGTAGCCTCACCCGCGCCCTGCCGCAAGTTCGCAGACACATCGACATAAGTCACGGATGCAAATATCTGAGAGCCATACTTTATTTGGGCGGCATCGCCGCCGGTCATCGCTGAAAAGCTCATAACTTCAGCGACTGTGGCTCCACTCGAATTAGTCCCCTGGATGACAATGCTACCAGCAACATTGTCGCTCACATCACTTGAAGTCAGGGTCACTTTTACGCTTGTCGGGTTTGCTGATACGTCGTTTACCGTTATTTCTGTTCGCGTGTTGTCGCTCATGTCCGCTGCTGCGAGACATTCCGCGGCCGAACTTGTCGTGATGTCTCCCTCTGCTCCGATTAGTTTTGCAAGTAGATCACCTGTTATGAGTACTTGCGTGATTGTGCCCGTAAAATCCTTTTTTCCGGGATATTTAACGTCCGATACTTTTCCAATCCGAGCGGAATTGATCACACCGACCGCAATGTCCACCTCGAAGTTTACGAGGGTCGTCGGAACTAGTTTACGAGGGTCGTCGGAACTCCACCGATCTGGACCTCTCCATCGGATCCTGTGTAATGTGTTGGTAATGCCATTTTTGCGTACCTCCGATTTTTACTTAATCATCGTTTATCCGCCAGATATAAATAAGATTGTGATATATTGTATGCGTTATGTATGTGTGGCGTATACACCAATGTATACAAATGTATATATCAGATGAACGCAAACACTAAAATCATGCCGCCCGATTGCCCCATCCGGATCAAGTGTTCTACGAAAGAGTCGTTACGAGAGTTGAGCCTGATCCACGGTGCCGACGGAAGACCTACCGAGCCCTACGATTCGATCATCCGGAGGGCGATCATAACACTGAAAGCACAGCAGCAGCCAAAACACATCGATGTGAGTAGAATATGAAAACAGAACAAGAACTCAAGAACGGTGCACGAAAAATTAAAACCGCCCTCGAAAAAGCCAAATCCGGCCGATGGAAGACAGAGCGAGTAATGAAAGCCATCAACAAGTATGGACTCGAGTGTGTGACTTTAGATCGGTTCTCTGTCGAAGACATTAAAATACTCAATAACCTCGCAGAAACCGCAGATCGTGCAGACCGCCTGTATGAAAAAGGTGATAACTCTAACCGAGAAAAGGGGTTCACGTATAGCCCATATCATCATGTTCTCGGCAAGTTCTTTCAGCACGATATTAAGATGATCATCCGCAAAGCACTTGACACCGCAGAGTGGTGGATCGAGCATAAATACGATCGGGATGCTTTCGTGTATGATGCGGCATGGCTGCAACGGCTCGACAAATTCACAAAAGATTACATCGATGGACGGTTTCAAGAAGCAAATTATAAGCTGCGTTTCATGCACCAAATACGGCATATCGTATTATTCATCGCGAAAGAAGACCCGTTTTATACTTGCATCCTAAAAGACTTCATCAACCAATTCGTTGTAGAGTTCCGGGACGGATTCGAACTCACCGAGTCTGAGCAATATAATCTGGAGATGGGGCACATCGGAACCCGGGAAGAGATCGGTGCCCGGACACGCGCAATCGAAGACCAGCCGTGGATGAAACGGGATGGGTGATTACAATACGAACAATTAAAAGAGATATTTTAGAGTGGGTCCTCGTATGGTGGATAATTATCCCCTACGCAATAGCAGTATGCACAATATTATACCTAATTGAAAAATATGAGGATATAAGGTATAACAAAAAAATTGAGATATAATAGTAATAATGGCGAACAAAATAAAGACGCTTGAATATGCAACAGAACGATCGATAAGAGCAATCCTGCGCGATGCGATGCGAGACATAACCTCCATCGATGATTATGATTATGCTATCTCGCGAATCGATCGCACGGGATATGCCAGGATGCATGACGCAATCGCGAAAGTGTATCTCGAAGGTTACAATGCCGGAGGCGCATTGATACGGAAGCATTTCAGAACAGCCGCTATGATCCAGGTCACCGACTCATTCGGAGATGTCCACGACATCGAAGATCCTTTGATCGCAAAGCACACCACACGGCTGCTTAACGGAGTTAGTGGGATGGCCGCTGCGCAACGAGATGAGATCGAGGCAGCCCTCAGCAGGTACTACGAAAAGGGGTATACATCAGATCGGATCGCCAGAGCACTCGAAACGTTCTTCGACGATGATCCCACGTCTGCTCGCCGCTTCGCCCGCACCGCCACAAACGATATTTACAACCGGGCGCACCTGGATCGATATCAGGATTCCGGAGTCGTCGATGGCGTTGAGTTTTCGGCACATATCGATGATCGAACCAGCCCGCCATGTAGGATGCTTGATGGCACGATTTGGGCAGTTGGCAGCGACGATATTAAGATGCCTCCCCGAAATTTCAATTGTAGATCAAGAGTAATCCCCTACTTCGGAGGTATTCCAGGCGAGCGAGACTTTACGAAGGATTTCTCACCCGAGTTCATCGATGATGCTGAGCAGATGGAAGATACGTTCCGATCTAAGTACTGGAGTCTGTAGAGTTCCGTTCTTTCATCCATTCTTTCAGTTTCTCGCAGTGTGTCGCCGAGATGTATGTGCATGGCGAGTGTTCACAGTCATCGCAGGGGGCATCATTCACGCGTACCTCGCAGTGATGTCCATACGATGTTCAGATCTACGTTTGGATTTATTGTCGTAAATGTTAGATCACATGAAACTTTTTCACTACTTATTTTAGGCATGTCACCACATGAGGTAAAATAACAATTCGTACAAGCCAATTCTGCATAATTGATTAACTCATCGGTCACATCACCTACTATGTCAAAAGTTACCGAATCCAACATATCTGATGTTAATGGTTGGGAACGTTCGACCAACGATATCAATTCTAATGTGGTCTTGACATATGTGATGTATCCTACAAGATTGTGGGCGCATCTGGGGCAGATATGTGTCAATTCAATTTTAAATTCAATAGGGATATCCACACCATCGATGATAAGATGCCCATCAGTTGTCTCAAATACGTTGCTAAGTGATCTCATAGCATTAACCGCCCGTATATCCGATTATACTCCGCGAACATGTTCGGAAAGAAGTACTCACGGAACTGCCTCATCGATATAAGTGTCTCGATCATGTGCATCATCCTCTTGCTCTTTCATCCATTCTTTCAGTTTCTCGCAGTGTGTCGCCGAGATGTATGTGCATGGCGAGTGTTCACAGTCATCGCAGGGGGCATCATTCACGCGTACCTCGCTGCAAAGCTCTCGTTGCTCATGCACAGCCAGCGCATCGCTTCGATGAATGCGATTATCGCAGGTAGGAACGTCCAGCAGAACAGCAGATATAGTAGTCCCGTGCCCACTTTTCCAAGATAGAATTTGTGCGCACCTATGCCTCCTACAAATAGCGCCAGCAGCACAGCGACGGTTCGACTTTTTCCGGTCATGGAATCACCTCAAGTGAGTGTATAACATCTTCTCGAGTTATCTTTGAAAAATCGTGTTTGTGTTCTAACATCCCTCTGTAGACTGTAGTAACATCCACAATAGAATACTCTGTATATAACATATCCATATCACCGAGAGCCATGCCATAACACCGATCACCGATATTGCACACATGATCGACGAAGTGGGGGTGACCACATAATAGCCACATACTACCATACCGAGCAATGATATCAAAAGCATGATGGTCGGTGCCACATATCTGATTCTTTTTGTCATTCGCTCACCTTTTCCACAGAAGTTATAACACCATCACCAATTTTAGTATCAACTGGATATGATACACAAATCTTAAACGATTCGCCAGAAGCACATTCGATAGGGGGGTTAATCAGCACCCTGCTTAAACATTTTGCGGTCATTTTATCGCCTCGATGCAATGCTCTCGCGCACAAACGCCTCGAACTCGTCTGCGTGTTTTGTGCGAACAAACTCCCATAGATGATTAGCCACGTCGCTGATGGATGTTTCTACGTCATCTGCAAGCAGTTCGCGGGCAAGATGACGTACTTCTGCATGGGTGGTATCAGTAACGTTTATCGACGCCATTTCATGCCTCCCACACCATCGTATTAATTTGATCACGTAGCTCGCACCCAATACGTACTGCCTCGTCGAGAGAGACTGCCGCGCAGTCCATAAACTCTGTTTCAAGTTGTTTCCTCATCGCTTTGTCGCTCAGGATTACCAAAGCACATAATACGGCGCCTTCCTCTTCCGAGATGTGCAACAGATCGAAACTTCGCTTCTTTACAGTTGTTTGCGTATCCATAATATATCTGTAGATTCGTAGATATATAAACTTATTGTTCAGAATAGCTTATACAAGATGTCACACTCAAAGTGGATGCGATACACCTTCTCTTCGAGGTGACTAAGGTCTCGTGCAGGATACGTTTTCGTGATCTTCAATCCGTTTGAACTTAACACCCCGTCGGCGGTCTGCTTGAACCATAAGATAAGCTCCCGGGTGATCTCCCTCGAGATCTTGATGCCGTGCACGCCATTCGTATTGTCTGTTTTCGCAAGTACATCGACCGTGAGCCTGGCAGTGTCCCATTCTGCCGCAGTCCCGAGCGTTCCCTGCTTCTCCGATGCATCCCACAGGTAATTAAGCAGGATCACTGGGGTATCGAGCTCGCCCGACCAATGTGCAGAGTATGTGACCAAAGCAGTATAACTCGTTCCGTCGATGGTGTACACAGTTTCGATGTTCGTGAATACGGCGTTTCGTTGTGCCTGTGTAAGCATTATAAGGCTCCTTTCTTAACACGCTTCTTAATATCTTCTGCCGCATCCTTCACGATGTCCTTGACCTGCTCATCGAAGACCGGTCTGAATAAGGGTCGTGCAGGAATGTTCCGGGTCGGTGCCCCGTATTCCAGTGATGCCGCCACGACTGCAACGGTTGAGCCGGTCTCGGGATATTCTTCATGTTTCAGGATGCCGACGTGCACATCATCTCCTTCGATCGCGTATTCTATAGCGTTTTCGATCCGCCCGGTGTAGTACCACTGTTTGCCGTGCCCCTTCTTCTCGGCCCATGCGGATGATAGCGGTGCCCAAGATGAGTCGCTTTGTTTGATGCGCTCCACGAATGCCCGCTCTAACCGCAACCCGATAGATTCCTTAAGCCCCTTCATCTGTTTCGGATTGAGGGATGCGGCTATCTTCAACAGATTGTTCTTCGATGACTTGACACGCGTTTCTTTGCTCATTGTTCCTCCATTCGAACTAAGAAATATGTCATTCCATACCCCGCCAAATTATTGAACGTTGTTAGCGTCTTGAGCTTCGTGATGACCCGCCAATACGTCTTCGATGATCCTGCTGCATCGTCATACACTTCGAGGATGTCGTTGAGTGCTATGTCGCAGTCGGTGTGGCAGACAAAGTACTGATCACCGGTCTTGAACTGCCCTCCCGCAAGAGATGTCAGGTCTTCTTCTCGTAGCCCCCTGGTTCCGCGAGTGGTTCCGCGTCCGATTGATCCACATACTTCGATACTGCTCGTAGTCTCTTTGACCCATTCGCCGGTGCTTTGGCTGGTGCTTCCACCCGCCGTGACGCGCAATCTATTCACAGCGAACGGGTGGTTCGTGACAGACCACGGTGAAATATCTGTGCATGCCATGATAATAAATTATGCCTACCTCATTATGTAACTTTCGCTCTTGATACCATCCGAAAGGAACACCCATCATCGATGTTGTGACAACCTTCCCATTTGGTACCGTTTGAAAGGAACACCCATCATCGATGAGTTGTGTTTTGTTGCGACTCAAATTGTTCGCATCATGTACAAACCGTTCCCCAGAGATCCTATGTTCATCTTGTTGATATATTTCGTGAGATACTTGTTGATGACAGCCTTTGGCAGTCCGGACTCTCGCGAAATATCTTCAACACAAACCCCATCGATGGAGGGGGGGTTTCCTGTCGCTTCTGAGATAGCTTTTCTTATCCTGTCTGCAACTACAGTATCAAAATCATCGCGTTTCGATGGGGCTGACGGCTGTGTCAACCCGTGACGACCTCCCCCTAATGTATTACCTACTGTCTCTCCCCTTATATTTGAATTTGAGGGTACACATAAGGGGAGGTCGTCACAGGTTGACACAGCCGTCAGGTTGCCACAAATTTTGCTTTGGCTACCTCCATTTGTGGGATGCTTCTCAATTATGTACCCCCTTCGGGTTGAAGTTCTGTCTTCTTTTTTCCAATCTATCCCAAATCTCCGAAGGTTGGGGAGTATTCTTTCCCGCGTCATCCCAAGCGCGTTCACGCTTTTCATTCCTCGGATATCTCTTGGCGCCATCCCGTCCTCAACCACAAAGTCCGTCAGAGCCTCTCTTAGCTCCTTGGTGGTGCCACGCCACACATCCCGGGTCTCCATGAGTCTGATTATGAGCCCCGCCACAGGGGTCGCCTCTAGTGCGTCCTCGTTCGCATATTCTATTTTTCTGTTGTACGCGTCCATGAAGTCTTTCTGTGTATATCCCAATGCCTCCGAGATAGCGCAACCCCACCGGGCGAAGTCTGCCATCCGGGGGAGCTCCTTCATCGAAACCGTTGGGTAGATATTTATCGCATCGGCGAGTACTGTAAAAATCGATCCCAGTATCTCCCCCCGCATATCCTCAAACATAGAATTGACCTCTTCCTCCCCCTTCCTTTTCGAGTCGGGGATGGGTGACAACCTTATCGAAAGTGTGCGGTCAAGCAGGTCCGAACTCGTCACGATCGAAGTTATTCCGTTCATGCCGAGGCACATTTTATACGAAAAAATATGATCATCCGATGTGGTGAAATACTCGCGTGTAACATCTGCCTGCCCAGTAACCGCCCTACAAAACAGATCGCTTTGCCACGGCTCGATCCAAGACACGTTATCGAACATCAGATACCAATGTTTCGATAGAACTTGGTGCATCCTGTCCGCAGCGCGTGGCATAGCCACTGTATCGATGACAGAAGGATCTATTAGCGCCTTAAGAACCTTGCTCGCCGAAGACTTTGCAGACCCCTGCTCACCGCCCAAAACTATCATGGGGTGTGGTATGTCAGGCACCAGACTCGAAACAATGTGAACGAGAGTAAGCAATTTATCCTCTGGAACCACGTTTATGATCGAGAAGATTTCTTCAATAGCCCTCCCCATGGTGGGCTCTACTTGGGCGCTTTGGTGTGGGTGCCTCTTGAATGTCGGCGATGTGGAATTTTGCATACGCCATCCCGACCCATCGATGACAACCTCTTCATGTCGCACATTCGTCATGTCGTAACATATCCCCCCATCCCTCCAAGCTACCCGGTTAGACAGTTTTTTCTCTGCCCCCCTGAATATAGCGTTCCCATTTAGGACCCCGATAGCCTCTTTAAACGATTTATCACTTATCGCCCTCCCATGCAATGTGAAATATCGTTCTGACAAGTAATATTTCAATGCGGTCCCGATTATAGGGAGGATCGACACACCGCAACCATCTTTAGGTATGGATATGTACCCGGTTCCATCGGCATCATGAAACATCGTTGTTCCCGTGGACGCGAGCGCGATAAGGGAGGTCGTCATACTGGGTTTCTTGCCAGATTGTTTGGGTGCATCCACCCCTGTATTGGGGTTCCTTCCCTCTTCCTCCAAGAGGTGTCGTTCGTATTCCTGTGCGTCGCTGCCGTTCATTATAACCCCACTCTGACGGATTCAAGCTCTGATAAGTATACGATTCTCCGAATATGGTCTGTCTTTTTATATTGCTTGTACATAATTCGTTCCTGGGGTTTCCATAGCCCCATGGTATATTCTGCCCATGTGTTTATAAGGATTGCTTAATCAAATATGGGATGCGTCCCAGTTATAAGCAGCATCTCAAAAATGAGAAGTGTTTCAGATATGGGCTGTTATAACAAATCTCCGAATAGTGATGAAAGGAACGAACCCCGCCCAATGGACGGGGATGAAGAAACAAAACAGGTACAAACCGTTTCGCCGGGGTACACTTTATAATTGTTTCCCCTCCTTATAAATCTTTCCCTATATAGATTTCAGATCCCTATATAGAAAGCAATAGGTTATATAATACTCCTTGCGCCCGTATAAAACTTATCTGAGCCAGTTCCGGATATTCCATAGTTTCAGTTCTCGCCACTGGCTCCACTTCGTTGAGACCAGGATCCCGGCGAGAACCATCCCGCCACCAACATACTCATGTCCCCAGAAGTCGAGCAGGTCGAACCCGCCGAATGTGAAGAGATGCTCAAGCATCAACCCCGTGCCCCCCATGATCAAACATGCGGAAAGTGGTTTCTTGCAATACTCTGCAAACTCCCTGAGTTCTTCTGGTGTCATCTTCCAAGGCAAACTTTTTCCGGTCATATTGCCCTCATGCTCTACCCGGACACCACTGCGTTGCGTTCATCGCTCATCGACGTGGATCATGATCGTTCGTTCGTCTGTTCGCCCGAGACTTGTTGTGATCTCACAAGCCACCGTATAGGACTCTCCAACAGTTCCGCCAGAGAGCCATGTTGTTACTATCCCGTCGCTTTCGCTGTCGCTGTCTTTCGTAAGACCCGTTTCGACTGTCACGGTATGCGAACTGATCGTCTCGCCGGATTGCAACCAGTATGTGCCCCAGTCTAAAGCGTAATCGAGTACGCTGTCCGGGTCTTTAGCGAAAGATGCCTCAACCATTATAAGCACCCCACGATCATCATCCGAAGCTCTTCAACGAAGAGATGTTCAGCTCCATAAATCGACTCATGACATCGCTTACACATCGAAATGCCATTGCCCACATCGAAAGCAAGATCGGGATATTTCTGCTTCGGCATGATATGGTGTGCATGAATCACACATTCAGCATCTCCACACACCTTACAAGTATATCCATCGCGGGCATACACGGCATATCTCCAGTCATCGATGGCGTATGTGTTGCAGATGCATGGATATATCCAATCCCGGATCGCCGAGCCGCTTATAAACGATCCGACAAGAGCATTCCATCGTTGATGTCTGAGGTGTCGTGATGTGGCTTTGCTTAGGTTTTGTTTATGTTCATCTGAGAACTTCATCCCCATACGTGCTTTGCTTATCTTCTGTCGTGTCTCGTCAGATAGGGATTTCCCATAATTTGGAGCGTCCGCCCCACGCTTGCCATATTGTGGGTGCTTCTCTCCTTTGAATGCCTCGCTTATCTTCTTCTTTGCCTCTTCGGTATGGTGGTTTCCGACATGCGATTCGCTGAACTTGCGTCGGGTTTCTTCGGTGTGTACTCTGTTACGATTTTGATGCCCATTGATGTACTTGCGCCCTGGATTAGCAAGTTCGCCACAACCACATTCACATGGCTGCGGTTCAGGAGGGGGGGCACGTCGTTTTGCTTTAGCATCCCTCATTTTCTGCTTTGTTTCCGCAGTATGTTTACGTCCGCGCATAGGCGAAGGCGAACCCTTTTTTGACTCGCTGATCAGCTGCTTAGCCTCTTCGGTGTGCTTGCGCCCCTTCATCCAAGGGGTTCTTCCGCGATTCTCATGCCCTTTAACAAACCGGCGGTTAGATGCTACCAATTCTCCGCAGCCACATTCACACAGTTTATTTTTAGACATGGAACCGTTTTAGTGCTTTATAGCTTAAGAGGCGGCTGCTGTGGCAGTAATAGCCACATTAAGGACATCGTCATCATCGAGCGATTTATCACCCGCTGAAAACGCTCCGATTCCGTAAAGCGTGCCTGTTCCGCCGCCTTTGGTATCGTCAGTTGTTATGAAGCATCCTCCGATTGTGGTTGCGTTCGTGCTGATCGTGAATACTGCTTTGTTTCCGACGTTGTCCACACTCTTTGCGGATACTGCGCCCCACGTTGCGGTCTGTCGTACCGCCTCATCGTAGAGTTCTACTTCCACCCATCCTGAGTGAGATGCCATCGTATCGCCTGGGGCGGGGGTAGGTGTGCCATCGGTGAGTCCGACATAGTGTGCCGCCGTATAGGTCGATCCATTCAGGTACTTGTCGAGAACGTCATTGAGCCCCTCATCAACGACAAGGTTCTTTATGGTGTCTCTCCATTTGAGAGTGCCGTATTTATCATAACACTCGACCTCGAACATGTCGCCGAGTGTAATTGCTTCGCGTGTTTCAGATTTCATGTGTGATCACATCCTATGATTGTGCGGCATTTTATATATGTTTTTGGTTAGTTTGCCGACGGAATTACAGCCGTTCGATTCTCTATTGGTATTGTAGTCGTCCGGTTCTCGGCTGCGATACTTGTCGTCCGGTTCTCGAAGATTATCGTGTACGTCCTGCCGTCTGGCGTGATGAGTCCAACGATAACGGACGTTGCGGTTTGTGTGACCGTCTGGATCGACGATAAAGTGAGTCCTGCCTCGGCGATGGCTTGTGCAAGCAGGACTAATGACAGGTTTTGATTCAGGGTTATTCCGGCTCCTGCGGTTGCCTGTGCCGATTGTGCTGTCCCGAGGGTTTGTGTCAGTCCCATCGATGCGCCGTAATCGACCGCCACGGTTGCGCTTATGCCTTGTTGCATGGCGAAGGAGATGGTTGCGCTCACTGTTCCCCCGCCCGTGCTTGTTAGGGCTGCGTGGTATGCGAGTGCGAGCGATGCTGCGGTGTTTGCCTGTGCTGTCGGTGATATGGCTATGATCTTCGATAGGAGTGTGTTTGCCTGTGCCACTGCTTGCGCTGCTTCGGTGATTCCCATCGATTGTGCAAGCGTTAGGTCTACGTCCACGCTCTGCCCGGTTGCCTGTGCGACAGTGAGTATCTGTGAGAGTGATAGAGACGCTCCTGTGGAGGCTATCGCTGAGGATGTGAGTGTTTGGTTGTGCGTGAGCGTGAGTGCCGCCTGTGCTGCTGCGACTGCCGCCTCCGTGATTGTCAGGGTTGTGCCGAAGGTCGCAGCCACGTCGATGTTTTGTGATGTGATCTGTGTGACTGCGAGGATGTTCGCGAGTGACAAGGATGCTTCGGTGACTGCGGTTGCTCCGGTCGAGATCGCCACTTCTGTGCCGAGTGTCAGGGTTGCCTCTGCTTCGGCTTGTGCTGCTGGTGTGATCGTCACGGTTTGGGATAGGCTCATCGATGCGAGTGCTGTTGCGAGTGCGCTTTCGGTGATCCCGAGCAGTTTTGCGAGTGTAGTTGTTGCCTGTGTGTTTGCTTGTCCGCCTTCTGAGACTGTGGCTATCTGGTTTAGTGTGAGTGATGCGCCTGCGTTTGCTTGTGCGGAGTGTGTGAGGGTGTTGGACATTGCAAACGTGCAGTACACGTCGGTTGCTGCCGCTCCTGAGACGTAACCGTAGAGTTCCTCCGGGATTTGGTACATGAAATATGGGTTGTCCGATAGAAATTTGACTTGGGCTGCGATTAAGTTAGTATCAAAAACAATCACACTTTCGATATT